CTCTGGTCAATGCACCATCACAACGTGACACACAGCGCCCTTGTCCTCATCCTTGTCTGCTTCCTGAGCTATTGGGCTGACCCCATAGCTGACAGGATAGGAGACAACGCGTGGGCCTTTGCGTTGGTGGCGGTCATCGCTTATGGGGCGCTCGCCTGTTGATATAAGAAAGCCCCTAAGCGTTGAGCCTCCCCTTGTTAAAGAGTAGACGCTTAGAGGCTATGTAGATCACCTCGCCGAAAAGGTGAGCTCCATTCAAGGAGGTGGTCTTTATGACATAGGTTGGGGTTGAGCGTCAAGCTTGATCTTTTCAGCGTTCAGATACTCTAAAGCTATAGCTTGACCTTCTTTTTTGAACCACTCACCATGAGAGTATAAGTCAGCCTCATATAGCATCTGGTGTATTGGACGCTCATACATTCCGCCATTGATGACCAGCGTATCAATCTTAACAGGGTATGGGCAACTGCCACAGATACCCTTTAATCTGCTGGTTGGATCTTTTGATATTCCTATCTTGATCAAATCAGACCCTACCACATGCATAAAGTAGAGGTGGGATGATGATGTGAAACCAAGATCTATCTCATTCCATGATAGATCTATGTCAACCGTTGGAGCAAAGGGAGGTCTAATGGCCCTTGCATACTCATATTGTTCACGAAAAAACTGGCTCTCTCTTGAGTACCTATAATAATCACTATGGTCTAAGCCTAGAGACTCAAGAGCGAACCCAATTGTTTTGCCTTCTTTGATTAAAGCCAAGAGCTCCAAGATTAGTGTCGGATCCTCTGATGCTTTTAATTTGATAGGTCGTTGATATGCTCTCAGGTGTCTATTTATCTCAGCCTTAAACTTTGGGTTTTTGGATCGCCATTTGCGAACTGTCCCAATTGATAGGTCAACCTTCTTACACGCCTCTTCAAGATTCTTACCTGACCTCAGCTCTATAAACAATCTGGTCAACTTTGCATTGTTCTTGTCTGCGTATGGGCCTGTGTTCTTCTTCATGATTTACTCTCCATCAAGTCATGGGGTGGTGACGTATGCCCCGCCACGCTGAGCCTCAGCTCAGAAGATGCCCAACCTTGCCTCAGTATAGCCAAGGCTCTTGATTGTCTTGAGGAGCTCGTCAAGCTCATCAGGGCAAGCGTTGGAGGGCTTGGATGCCACAGCCCACAGCGCTGAAGCGTAGACCTCAACATCCTTCCATGTCTTGACCTGAGCGGCTCGCTCAGTCACTAGCTTGAGGTCATCTTCATCCCAGTCAGAAGGTTCAACGCTCCCATCCTCCTCATCTAGTGCGCCCATAGTGGCAACATCTAGGAGGCGGGTCACCACATGCTGAGGAGTGGGGCGCTGATCAGGGCTGAGCTTCTTGAGCGCGGGTGGCGTGTCAGCGTCCTCAGGTGGCGCGCTCTCAATCGCTTGGTGTTGTGAGGGTGGCTGAGGTGGCGCGCTCATGGGGCGTGGTTGCTCAGTAGGCTCACGGAGCTCCTCACCTAGACTCTCAGCGCTGATCTTGGCGCGCTCGCTGTCGCTCATGTTCATATTGTCAGCGAGCTCATCAGGTGAATACATACCAGATACGGCGTCAGGATAGACCGCCCTCAGCGCCATGGTGAGCGCTCGCGCTCTTAGCATCTGCATGGGCATTTGTGACCAATTCCTGTTGCGGGTCAAGCCCTGAGCCTTAGCCATCTCAATGGTGTATGTGAACGTGTGAATAATGCTCTCAGGCTCATCATGTCGAGCACATTGATAGGTGCAATGCTCGTTATCCCATGAGCTGATAAGCATGAAGCGACAGAGCCCAGAGCGCCTGACCACGCCCGCCATAGCATCAGCGTTGAGTGAGGGCTTACCGCTCAGCATGTAGCAGTTGGCTTGAGTGACCGCCATGTCCCCACCAAAGTGGGAGCCAAAGGCGGCGTGTAGTCTCAGACAGTCCTGGGGCTTGGGTGAGATGAGTGAGGCAATCTCTTTAGCCTCTGACAGGTTGCGTGGTGTGTAGATAGTCATAGTGTGGCTGCTTTCGTTGAGTGTGGTGTGGGTCAGATGTTGAGCTTGAGACGGAGGTCAAGGCGCTCGATACGCTCAGCGCTGTCTTGTCCTCTTGTGACGTACCAGGCGCGCATGATGTGAAACCAATCCCTTGAGGTGAGTTGGAACTTGTGACCAAGGCGAGCGCTGATGAGCTCCTCAAGAGTGAGGCGTGTCTCATCATGGTAGTTCTCAGGAGTGATAGGGTGGATGCTGTCAATGATGTACAGCTGATGAATGAGGGTGGCTATCTCATTGGGCTTGAGATGACGAGAGGTGAAGGGGAGGGGCTCACGCTTTGGCTCAGGTGCTGGCTGTGTGAGCTTGTCAGCGATGAGAGCGCAAGCGCTGAAGAAGATGGCGATGAGACAACAGATAAAGATGGTGGTGATCATTTGTCGAGCTCCTTGGTGATGGTGATGAACATGTCAGGGGTGTAAGTGGTGGACTCTGTGAGGCGGTTGGCTGCCATAGCAATCAAGGTTGCCACCTTGATTGATGGTGTGATTGATCCGTTGAGAATCTGGCTCAAGTAGGATCGGTTGACATTGGCTTCCTCTGCTAGGTGACCAAAGTTGTAGCGACCTGCTTTGAGGTCTTTCTTTAGGCGCTCTTTCATGATGGCTCCTTGTGATGTGATGATGGTCCCTTGTGCCATGGATTCAAGTAGCTTGTCAACAAATATTTTCACACAGTCAACAAACTAAAGTTGACCAAGCCAAATAAAAGCTCTATATATAAGGGCACACCCTGGCCCCAAGGAGCTCCCATGAAGGAGATGACCGCTCGCTTGTCAATCATGGCAATCGAGGAGCTGACAGCAGCTCAAAAGTTAATCATGCTCTACATCTTGACCCGCGTTGATTGGACAACGTGGTCAGGTCAAGTCAGCACCAATGACATTGAGCTTGGCACAGCCCAGAGTGGGCGCAACATCAAGAGGAGCCTTAAGGCTCTGACTGAGCTGGGCTATATCGAGCGCCATATCACCAAGCGTGACTCAGGGCTTCACCACAAGGCTCAGATCACAGTCAACGTCTCTAAGCTAGGTGCCAAGAAGTCACCACAGGTGGTGACAGAAAGTCACCATACCAATTATGTCATTAGTGACAGAAAGTCACCACCCATAGTGACAGAAAGTCACCATACACCTGATAAGGATAGTGACAGAAAGTCACCACCTGTAGTGACATCCTGTCCCACTAGTAGTGACAGAAAGTCACCAGGGGTAGTGACATCTTGTCCCTCTAGTAGTGACAGAAAGTCACCCAATATCAATATAGATCAATATAAGATCAATATAGAACAATCTAACATCAATAGCTCAGAGCCTGAGCCTGAGCCACGCGTGAAGCGCGGGATCCTTGAGGATGGCTATGAGTGGTGTGAGAGGTGTAAGCAGAACGTGAGCATGGATGAGCCTCACACTTATCCACACTCTAAACTCATCTGCTCAGATGATCAGCCCACGCCTGAGCAGGTCAAAGCTATGGAGTGGGATCGAGCTTGGGGAGCTCATCAAGAGCAAGTGACCAAGCCAGAGCCTAAGCCCATGATCGAGCGCCGAGAGGGTAATTTATATTTTATTGATGAGATTCATGATGAGCTCGACTACAAGCGTCAGGTCTTGAAGGTGGTTGGACAGCCTGACACTCAGCTCATAAGAGACGCCCTGTGGACCCGCCAAGGTGATCACCTCTATCAGCAAATGAAGGATGAGCTCATAGCTCCTCGCTCAGCCATTGATTGGGTCATGATCCAAGCGGGGCGTGAGGTCACAGAGCCAACACCTCCACCACCTCCTGAGCCTTCAAAAGTGAGGACTGTAAGCGTTGAGGAGCAGATCAGGATCAGGCAGATTGACCAGGCATGGTTGACAAGTGGACAGACGAACAATGGAGACAGCAACACATGGTGATCAACTACAACGGCCTCAACGCTGAGAATTTCCCGCCCTCAGAGTGGGTGAGTTCATCAGGCTACCTCACAACCAATCCCCTTCCATACTGTGATCAATGCACAGCTCATGATGGGTGGGTCTATACTGAACGACAGGCTGATGTGGCTCCTATCGCTAAGCGGTGTCCAATCTGTCACCCGCTTAGGAAGCGTCTCCAACACCTTGAGGACGCCAAGCTCCCTTATGTGGCTCATCAACACACCCTCAATGATTATGAGTGGGACAGCCCAGAGCAGAGGGAGCGCGTGGGCGCTGTGCTCGATTGGATTCATGGCAACACTCAACCGCTTGACAGGCCCGCCGTTATGCTGTGGGGAGCACCTGGGAACGGTAAGAGCACCATCCTCCACATCTTAGCCAAACACGCTGTGTTTCAAGGCAAGCGCGCTCTCTTCCTCACTCATGAGGGTTGGTTTACCGATCTCAGAGCATCTTGGAAGGCTGAGGGGCTCAACCTCCATCAGATACTTGAGCGGGTCGACCTCCTCTGTCTTGATGAGCTTGGAGGGCTTGGAGGTGGTGGGCGTTGGTCAGATTGGTACAAGAGCCAGACTAGAGAGATGATTGGCGCTATCTATGACAGGTGGGCGGCTAAGAGCCTCGCTGTGGTCTGTACTAGCAACCTCACACCACGCGTCATCACTCAAGACCTCTGTGACAATAATAGCGCCGTGAGGTCTAGGCTTGGCGCTATCTTCGGGAAGCCTGTCAAGATGGTGGGCCATGACAGGCGAGCGGGCGTGGATGATGGGTGGGGTTAAATGAATATTCAAAAGCTAAAGCGCACAGCGTTCAAGTCACCCCATGTTCTCTATGTTATGAGGTCTGACGACCTTGGTGGCGTCTACTACATAGGAGCCCACTCCTGTCTTGGAACCTCATATAATTGCTCTAAGGTTGCGTGTCATTACACAGGCTCATCTTCTGTGATTGCTGACCTAGTTGAGCTACAGCCTGACGAGCTGAAGCAGGCGGAGACGAAGAAGAAGATCGAGGACGAAGACTGGGAGGCCGTCTTCCTCCACCAACGCGAAGTTGTTGCGGGAGGGCTCGCCCGCGCGGCGGACCTCGTACCTCGCTTCGCCATCTTCTTGATTGCGCCAATTCCTCTGATCATCCACCTTGGTTTCTTGTTCTCCGACCGGGTTGAGACAGAGCTGTTCCAGTTCGACCGCGACCGTGGGGATTGGAGTTGGCCCAACGAGCAGTCGGAGACGGCCGGCCAGGTGCCCGAGCTGGTTGGAGAGCCGGAGAGCGAGGTGGCGGGTGAAGGTGATGCGGTTCTGCGCGTCTCGCTGAGTGAATTGGTCCGCGCTGCCGACACACAGGCGGTGGTCCCGAATCCACTGGTGGAGCTCGCCATCGGCATCGGCGATCCCGACAAACAGTGGCTCCAGTCGCCTGAGCAACTCTCGCACCTGCGGGAACTCTACCTGGAGGCCCTGAAGTCGATTCGAAGGAAGGTGCCCGGCTGTGGCCGCCTTCACGTGTTCTACGCGGGGCCTGCTGCGGGAGCCTTCCTCCTCGGGCAATGCGTGAACCCCAGGATGGACCCTGAGATCGCTGTCTATGAGTACTCCCGCCAAAGGGAGCCGCGCTATCGCCTCGCCGGCGTCCTCACTGAAGAGGGGGCGCTATGACTGCAGAGGAATTCCTCGAGAATGTGCTTGCAGAGCAGGCCGTCGAAACCGACTCCGACGAGCACGCCAACCTCATCGAGGAGCACGACAGCATAGCGACGCTGCTTGCTCGGGAGCTTGCAGGCTATGAGAAGGTGGTCACTACTGTTGTGACCCTGCGAAAGCTGTAAGCTCAATACATCTCCAACATGTATTGCTCAGCGCTCAAATGCAGTAAGCCAAGAGGCGGCTCATCCCATCCACCTCCATGACTAGCTCCCTTACTGCGCTTGCATAGTCTCTTATCTCTGCCTGTGAGTGAGTGGCAAGTCTGAGCTTGAGGAAGTGAATGAGGGCATGGAGTGAGCATGTCCAATAACACTCTGACATGAGACTGAGGGGAAGCACAGCCCGCGCTTGCTCCTTAGCCACACCCACCTTGAGGAGCTCCTCATAAGCCTTGAAGCTCGCCTCAATCGCCCTGTCATAAATCAGCCCAGCTCTCAAGGCGTCATCCTCACCCATAGGCCCCGCGCTCCCCTGCTTAATATGCTCAGCGCCTCGCCTCCATTCATCAGGCTCCCATGCCTCATGATCAAAGCGCACATATCGACCGCTGATCTCATTCCATGCACAGCCCACCTGGTGTTTCATCCATTGTCTCAGCACAAAGATGGGAGCGCGCACATGGAACTGAAATTGAACGTGTCTAAATGGAGAGGTGTGCTCATGTATCCACAGATAGTGGACAAGCTTCCAATCCTTTTCATCCATCTCCTCTGAGCGCTTACCAAGACTCACCCGCGCCGCGTTGACCACGCTGAGGGGGTCACCCATCACGTCAACCAAGGTCACACCACCTCCACCTATTGTTTTATGATTCTCCATCATGTATACCTCTCAGGTGTTAAGGGACCGAGGGCTTGAGGGTGGCCACATTTGCCTCCTCTATGCTCCTCACTAACCCCATTTGATGGAGAGACTATGAACCATATTATTTTGATTGGCAACGTTGGCAGGGACCCAGAGGCGCGGGGCGCTGATGGTGGAATTGCTAAGTTCAGCTTAGCGGTGGATTCAAGGAAGAAGGGCGGGGAAAAGGACACACAATGGTTTAACTGTGTGGCCTTCAAGCGCACAGCTGAGGCGATCCTCAACCATGTGAAGAAGGGCGATACGCTCGCCATCACAGGCAAGCTCAAGACCAACACATGGGAAAAGAACGGCGTTAAACAGCTAGACGTTGACGTGGTGGTAGACACTTGGCAGTTTGTCAGCTCTAAGCAAACCGAGCGCAACGCCATAAGCAACCAAGGACCAGCCACCTGGTCACCTGATGGGAGCTCATGGCCTTGAACTGATGGAGCTCCCTTGAGGAGAGGATTGACTTGATGGATGAGACTGAAAGACAGAGATTGATGGGTGAGCGCTTGGTAGATATGCGTGATTACTTGGTGAGCTTTGTTCAACGTCAATATCAGCTTGAGCTGTGGGACGCTGAGGACATCTACTCTGAGACGTGCATCTACATGCTCAATAGGGGTTATCAGCTGGTTAGGCTTGATCAAGATTTTGACGCGGCGATCATGTCCACCATGAAGCGGCGCGCTCTTAATCATCTGCGAGATGGCAAGCGCCACAGCAAGCTACAATCGACAGAGTATAGCCATATCAATGAGCGCTCCTCACTCTGGTCAGACAGGAGACATGAGGAGGCTGAGTGGATTTATGAGATGGACAAGCCACACATCATGAGCCTGACTAGAAGCCCACTTGAGGCTATCGCCATGAATCACCTGTTGAACTATGGTGATTTAAAGATCAGGGAGACAGCCAAGGAGCATGGGATCAATTATAACACCATCCACTCTGGGATGAGGCGAGCCAGGGCATACTTGAGAGGGTACTTAGATGACTAAGACAGCAGACTTGAAGGGATTAGCGGCGCGTGAGGCAGGTGACATTGAGGCTCTTAATAAAGAGACACGGAACATCAACGCGCGCGCGCAGGAGGACCCTCGATTCATAGAGATGATTGAGCGCCTTAGAGATGGTCAATCCATCCGTGGCGCTTGTGGCTCCTCTCGTTTCCCAATCTCTTCACTCTATGAGTGGATGGATAAAGAGCCTGAGATCAGGAACCTTGTAGAGGAAGCCAAGAATGAGGGTCTTGGTACTATGGAGGTCAACATGATGCAGGCTATCTCGCAGAGTGATGATAAAGATTGGCGCGCTATCTCATGGATGATGGCCCGCCGCTTCCCTCAGGAGTATGGTGACAAGAAGGAGGTGGAGATCACAGCTAAGAAAGCTGATGGCATCCCTGAGGTCATCGCCATGATTGAACAGACTAATGAGATCATCTCAGACGAAGATTAAAACCCAACCCCTCCCCCACGTTTCACAAAGTACACCTGAGGAGCTCCACGCGGGGGAGGTGTCAAGCAACCGAGGGCAGATATGACACATCACCCACTCAAAATCAACCGCCCTGTGTTGGCACCCGCTTGGACTGAGCAGGATATGAAAACAGCCACCACGAGAATCCATAACAGGTTTCAGGGCTTATTGATCAGCGTGATAGAGAGCGCGAGGTGGGGAAACTTTCATGAGACACCTCACCCGCTTGAGGCTCATCACCCTCAATGGCCTGACCCTGGTAAGTATTGCGACCTCATCCTAGCCAAGCGTGACGCTGAGGTGGTGGCGGCGCTTGAAATCAAGACCCGCTATGTCAAGCTTGAGGACGTCTCAAAGCCTTATGACATCATGGGGCAAGTCTTAGAGGGAATGGGCTCACGCCTCCTTGAGCTTCAACAGGCCGCCAAGAGCGCTGACGCTTTGTGGGTGGTAGCTTTGGGCATCTATCGAGCGCCACCACAGAGCACCACTATCCACCACTCACAGCCATTCAGCGTCTTTATGGTGTGGGGTAGGGATACAGGAGGAATGCAGACACCTATGGGGCGCGGGTTTTGGGCCTCACTTGCTGAGCTCGACCGCGCTATGTCAGGCATGGTGAACCCTTATGACTTCTTTAGCGTGGTAAGTATGCCTAAGAAGAAGGTCACACCACCTCAGCCCGCTCCACCTCCTCAACCTCGCCATGTAGAGCTCACCAACGGTCAGCTCATCGAGCTGATAAAGACCTCAGCGCTCACCAAGGCTGAGAAGGCTGTGTTAAACGCTGTGCTCGATTGGCCATATGAGCCAACCACATTCATCAGTCAGGTTCAGCCCTATCTTGAGGATGGGGTGGGTAGGACCACAGTCAGATATGCTCTGAGGGAGCTGTCAGCCCTTGGCGTGATCAATGGTTATACTAAGCGAGCGCATAAGCTAAAGCTCAGCATCAATCAGGCCGAGCTAGTTAAACTAATCAAAGAGCGCTAGGAGCTCCCATGAGTGAGGAAGGCAAAGACTTCATCCTCAACGACCTGCAACGTGAGATCATCAGAGGAATCAGGCGTAAGGATAAAATCATAGCGGCGCGCTGTGGGTGGGGCTCAGGTAAGACGAGCTCCTTAATCTTCGCGCTGTGGTTTGTTGCCAAGGTTCGCCCTGGTACCACCTCCCTCCTCATCACCGACACCACACCACGCTATAACTCTGTCCTTATGCCTGAGATTGAGAAGTGGTTAGCGCCCAGGGGGTGGACATACAACCACACCCTCCACAAATGGACTGACAACCACACAGGGTCAGCGGTCCTCTGTCGCTCCTACTATCGACCAGGAACAAGAGACGCCTCACACAACCCACTTGAGGGAATTAACGTGACCTCAGGCGTGGCGCTCATTGATGAGTGTCAGACCCTTGGCGCTGAGGTAGCTCATAAGGCTTTGGGGCGCTTGAGGTCAGGGCCAACACCCACTCTTATATTGGTGGGCTTGCCTGTGGCTGATGCGTGGTGGTGTCAGATGGCTGAGACAGCGGGTGTCCATCCTCTCCTCTTCACCTCCTATGTGAATCAAGACAACCTCAGCTCAGAGTGGTTCGAGGCTACTAAGCTTCTGCCTGAGGATGAGCGTGAGGCTATGGTGATGAATAAGCCTAAGCCTCCATCAGGCTTGGTCTATCAAGAGTTTGATAGCTCACGTCATGTCATAGATGACTTCACCTACCGTGAGGAGATGACAGCGCGGGTGGCTATAGACTGGGGCTTCAGAAAGCCAAGCGTTCTGATCATAGTGTTTGATGAGGAGCGTGAGGCGAGCGTTATAGTCCATGAGATCAACCCACAGGAGGTCACCATAGCTCAGCTGTGTGAGATGATTCTTAGGGTGGCATGGCCTCGCTCAGACAGAGCCTCAGCTCCAGGGCCACGGATTTGGCTTGATAGTGGTGTGGCTGACAAGGCGGGGAAGGCTAGGTCTGACCATACAGGGCGCTCAGCCTTTCGTGAGATGTCAAAGGAGGTGGGAGCGGGTGGCCTTGGTATGACGCTGAGACACACCTCAGACCCTGTGAGGGTGGACATACTCAACGGGGTTCAGCGCCTCAAGCGCGCTTTAGCTCGCGACCGCTACCTCATCACTAAGGAGGTCTGGGACAAAGGCGAGCGCGCCATTGGTAACAGCTTGAGAAAGGCGCTCCTCAGCTATGCGTGGGATTCTAAAGAGCAACCTAAGAAGGATGGACGTGAGGACCCTCTTGACGCCCTGCGTTATGATTGCATCTTCCACTATTGGGCTGACGCTGTTCAGAGGAGCGCGTATACTCCTAGACGCCGACCGAGCAGAGACAGGAAGGTTGGCATCTCAACCAATTCAAGGAGCTTCTAATGGCTGACCCCACCCTCACACCCAACCTCATTGAGAAGGTATTAGATCCCTCTAACCTTGTGGCTGTTGTTACTGTGGGCCTCATGTATATGCTTTGGCAGTTCACCAACAAGCGCTTTGACCTTGAGCGCCAAGAGCAGGAGGACATCATTGGGAGATTGGATGACTACCATGATGA